GGTCGCTTAAGACCTCGTCCTCGTTGTCCTGCCAACCCAGCGTAGGGCTGCCTGAAACCACTCCGCCCATCGGTTTGATGGACTCCACCCTGTCGCTAAAATAGACACCGACCACAAGGTCCAAAGTGCCAGCGTCAGTATTTGCAGACTGCACGTCCGCAAACACGAGCGGATACACGATGCGCTCACGGCTTGGGGTTCGCAGGTTGATGGTGTTGTCCGTGCCTACCGCAAGAGGGTCGCCCGTCCCGAAGGAGTTTACTTGCGGATGGTTGTTGGCAAGGTCCAAGAGAGCCTGCTTGATTTTTATCCAAGACATAATTCTGGAGTTTCAGTATGTTTTTTTTATGTGCGCCCATCGTTAGCAGTCATTACACGCCCCGAATTGTCCGTAGGGGTAGGGGTAGTCAAGGTTGCTGATTCCCATCCTCCTGTTGCGGTCAAGGACCATCCCGGTGCGGTAGTTGGTGGCGTTCGGGTAGATGGTGTCAAGAGCCGATGGAGGCGAGTTCCAAAGCGGATAGGAATTGCGGTTCTCCATTAGGTATCGGGTAATGCGTTCGGAGTACCACTCGGCATCGTTCTTCACTTTGTCGGTCAGCCGGGTGATTTCTTCCATGCTCATTTGGGAGGACTCTTCGCTTGTTCTGCGAACCATCCCCTTGTTCATGTACTTGAACGCAAGAACCATGGGCAGTTCGTAGTAGAGCCATTGAATCATAGCCGGCTGAATGTAGTCCTCCAGCAGCGTTTGGTTCAGGGCAGAGGTTGAACCGCTGACGACCTGCGTAACCAATTCCCCGTAGAGTGCAGAGCCAACGATGGGCTGAATCCGCATCTCCTGCACCTTGACAACCGTTGGACGGATTTGGGTGTAGGATACGTTCTCGTTGATGATGCTATTGTCCAGTAGCGTTTCTTCGCTTATGAATAGTGCCTTCATGCCTTGCTGATTTTATTGCCTTTGCGGATGACCAACTGCTGCTCCCATACGTGCCTGCATTGGGGGCGATTCACTCCGCTGGGCGTGTGATACCAACCGCCTCTGCGATTCCAAACGGAATATCCCATGATTGCAGAAATCCCGTCAATGTCCTCCCTTGTGTAAACCTTGCCTTGCCCGGCTAAGTCCAACATGACCTTGCAGAACTCACGGCTGGAGCCTTTGTCCTTGTTGCTGAAACCTGTCGCCCATGCGTACTTGTAGCGGACCTCCAGTACAGGCTCTGCAACTTCCTTGACGTTCTTGGGTAGGTTCTGCTCGGCTATCTTGTCCACCGCCCGGCTGATTGGGTAGCGGTCCTTGGTAATCAAGTAGGCGACACGTTTGGCGACCTTGGCCTTGCTGACCCCGAACTCCTTGGCCATTTCTTCAACCGATGCGTCCCGGTTCTTCTTGCGATACGCCTCAATCTTCTTGTCCAGTTCGACTTCTTCTTCGCCAAGTTCGGCAAAGGCCAAGCGGATGTTTTCGTCGATGTTGGCATCGAACCGCATCGGCTTTGAGTGCATCACATGGTAGTCGTCTGCATGGCATCCGAACTTGCTTGCAACCACTTCCAAGACCTTGAACTCTTCGTCGCCCCATCCGTAGTCCTCGTCGTCATCTTGGCCCCATTGAGGCTCGCTGAACTCTTGGGACTGCACTCCGAGCATCGTGTCAATCTCTTGGGCAGACAGGCCGAAACCTGCTGACAACATGGTCCGAGCCATTTCCAGCGTGATTTTCTCCTGCATATACTGACGCACGATTCGCATCAGGTTTTGGTACTCACGGCCTGACAACTTCTTGATGTTGTCATTGCTCTGCAATGCTTCCACGGCTTGCGGTTGCTCGTCGGGTTGAGGGTTAGGTCCAACCACGTCGGCAGGTTTCTCCAAGGGTTGCAGACCCGCTTTTTCCCGAAGTTCGTCTTGGGTCATAATCTGCAATAGAGCCTGCTCGCTTAGTCGCTCCGTGATGGGTTCCACAGGTATCAGTTCCATCCCTTCCACGCCATTAAAGGATCCCAAGTAGTTGATCATCCGCTCCACTTTGCGTACCCGGTCGTTCACATATGTTGCCTTAAACAACTCGTAAGCCTCGACCAATTCGTTGCGTCCACCCAATTGGCCTTCGGTCTTGACTCCGAAAAGCATCGGGTTGGTTACACGGTGGGCGATGAATATCTCTTGCTGGATGGCCTTGTTCAGTATCTCAAACTGCTTGTCCATGTCGGACGGTGTGAGCGGTTCAAGCGTAGGGGCCTTTGCAGCATCGTCGTTGAATGTAACCACAAAGCGACCAGCGTTGTCGGTTCCCGAAAACTTGCGTTTGATTTGACGCTCAATGTCGCCCTGTTCTTCGGGGGTCGGGATGCCGTTGTTGAAGTTGATCAAGTAACCCCCCCAAAAGTTGTTGCGGAGGTTGTTGTTGTGGAAGTTAGCCACTTGCACGTCTGCCTCAATCCAAGCGTTCCCCCCGATGTATTCCGGTAAAGGATAGTGCTTCACGCCTGCTGCATAGACCCTGTAATAAAACAACTGCTTTCCGAGGCGGTTCTCCGGGTCGAATGCCGGAATCTTCTCGATGTCCCCAACTTTGGGGAACAACTGCATCATGTCGTCGTTGTACCAGTCCGCCACCTGAAACATTTTCTCTTCTTTGTCAACCCGGATTTTCTCGAATGGGACATGCTCCATCTTGGCGATGGTCCCAAGTTTGGACCAAGTAACCGCAACCGCAAAGCCGTTGAATAACTCCAAGTCCAAGACCAGTTTCTCCGTGATGTCGTTCAGATCCTCCGTGCTTGACATTCCGTCGAAGAACTTGATGAACCGGGCCTGCTGCTCCACGGTCAAGTCATCTCCTGCCTGCCATCCTCCGCCCATGATGTAGTTCACCTTGCCGTTGACGATAGCGTTGTGCTTGCTGCTCCTGCGATAGTTGTCAAGCAGGTAGTAGGGGTATTCGTTCGCAAAGCCGTAGGTGATGTACTTGCCGGACCTGTTCTCCAGCATGACTGGGACCTTATGCTCTATCCCCAACCATTGGGTGAAGTGCTGCGTTGACTTGCTCATAGCGTATGAACTGTGAATGAAAGGGCTGAAATCGTGATACTTCCACCGCTATCGATTGCGTTGACGTAGATGGTGAACTCATCGTTGACCGCACCCGTAACGTAGGCCTCCGTATAAATGGCATGGCCGTTCGTGTGAGTCGTTGTGATGTCAGTCATTGACTGGTTGATGGTCGTGCCGTTCTTGGCGATGTAAACCTTGATTTGCGTGTTGTTGTTTTGTGCCAAGACCATAGATGCAGCGATGCGAAGGGTCGCCCCTGTTGTGCCTGTGTAGGTGATGGCGGTGGTGGTCCTTGTGAAATTGTAGGTTGACAAAACGCCCGATTTCATCGCACTTGTCAACTTGACTCTTTGCCCCTGCGTCGGAGTGAAGGCCGTGTCGGTGTCGATGTAAAGGTTCGCAAAGCCTCGCTCCCGGTCAAGCGTTGCGGTGTCTGCAAGGTCGTCGAATAGACCGCCTACACGGGCTGCGGTGTTCGCCCCGGCAGCGGTTTCGTTGGTGATGGTTAAGGCGCTCGCTTGGAGTTGGCTTCGTGTTTGTACGCTCATTATGCGAAAGTTGAGTCAAAGGTTAGGTCAAAGACACCCTCGTCGGATGCCTCGTAAACATTGTAAGTAATCGTATTGGCGTAGGTGTTGAAGCCTATCGTTGCGGTTTGTATAAATGCCAAGCCCGTTTCAACCACCGCAAGGGCTGCTGAAACCGTGCTATTGGTATCGTAAACTTCGTAACGATACGAGCCTGTTTCAAGCGACCCCACGGCAATCTGAAATTGGTCATATCGGTTGGTGTAGTTGGAAAGGTTGGCAGATTTCAGCAGGGTGAAATCGGTCGTGGTGTTCTTGGCGATGCTCGTGAGTCGCAAGATGTAGCGGTCCCCAGTACTGGCTCGCTCGGTCCAAGTAACCGTTATCGTGTTGGTCGTGTCAGGGTTCAGGTAAAGCATCTGCTTGTAAATGTGCGATGCCCCCGAATTTCACAATTTGCGCCCAATCTGCCTGTATAGTTCGGCCCGCTTCTTGGCGGTTTCAGCCACGTTGAACTGCTTTTTGATGTCCCTCGTTAGGTTGTCAGCCAAGCCCTTACGCAGGTCGGGGTCAAGGATCAACTGCTTGATGTACTTGTACCAGTCCTTGGGTTTGTTGTAAGGCACAAGAAACCCGTTCTCCCCGTGCCTGATCACATCGGTGTAGGGGATGGTTTCGCTTGCGATGA